ACATTCGGCACACAGAGCATAGCTTTCACATGGGGAGCATATTTAAATGGAGTAACCCAGATAGGTACATTACAAACAGCTTCATTTACATCAGTTAATGAACCAGCAGGAAGCACTACAGGGTCAATTTATAGCTTATCGACAACTGAAGATACTGCAGGGGGGACGATTTCGATTGATCAAATACATCCAGCCGTATATGGTCCCTTTAACTTATATATTGACGGAGTACTAAATACTTCTAACATCGGAAACACGTCTACTGCCCTCATAGCAGCTACTATAACCTCTGCTACAGGTACGTATTATATAGCATATTCGTTTGACGCACCTTTAGCCCCTTATCTTCAACCCATATTTTCCCCAACCACTACAGTCTTTTCCATACTTCCTGATGGAAGCACGATAATAGGTCAAACTCTAATTTCCGGTTCACAAATATTAATCGACTATGTAACTCCTGTATTTAATTTTGCCCCAGGCAATAAGGTAGTTTTTGAAACTAAATTAGCCTCTGTTACAACCAATAATTTTACCGCATCATTAGTTACTGCTGGATCTTACAACAAGTTAACTTATACCCCCCAAGCTGTTGGAACAGGTAATTATCCTTTTGCTAACGGTACTGTACCTCAGCCCTTCATTTATAGTATTGCTGATTCAACATCGCAAACGAGTATTATAACCCTAAATGCGAGTCTCAGTCAGTACTTATACTATCAATTTGTACCTTACTTTATAAGTGGTTCTACAGTATATTCAAGTAGCCTCTATACCAGGTATGGCGATATAAACTACGCTTTCGACCCTGAGTACGGAGATAAGATCGTACTTTTCGACTCAAACGGTACCTACCAAGACGTAGACGTAGTATCAGCATCTATCTCTTCAAATAGATTAAATATAGAAGTTACTCCACAAGTTCTCGATAACTGGTTAGGTATTAATCCTGAAGGTCTAGGGCCTTTCCTCTTGCTCAAGAGATATGAAGACGAACAAAACGTTATAGTTACCTATAACAAAGCACCCGGAGCGACATCTTACGGATTTCTGATTCCACAAAATATAAACCCGACAGTAACAGCAAACATAAACACTCTACAGGCTGCGGTTCAGTCTCAAATTTTAAACTCCCAATCTCCAACTCCTGATGATATTTAAAATTAAGCAAATTCACTATTTATAAAGAGAAAAACACCTAAATCATGGCATATTTAAATAATACTTCTGTTGTTGTAGATGCAATCTTGACCGATAAAGGAAGACAACTTCTTTCACAAAATAACGGATCGTTTCAAATTACGCAATTTTGTTTATCTGACGACGAGGTAGATTATACGCTCTACAATCCAAATCACCCTTCAGGATCAGCGTTTTACGGAGAAGCTATCGAAAATATGCCTATCATTCAGGCATATCCTGAATCTCAAGAGATAATGAAGTATAAGCTAATAACTCTCCCTAGAGGTACTGCTTCACTCCCTGTAATAAGTATCGGATATAGTACAATAACTTTAAGACAAGGAGCTTCCCTTTCTATTACACCTCAAACATTAAATTATTTAGGTGCTACTTCTACTTTTGAACAATCCGGATATCTGGCAACTATCGGAGACGTAAGAACTACTTCCGCATTTAACGGAGTAGGCATCAATACAACGCAAGCTACTGCATTAAACGCAACCGGAACAACAACTATAGGTACTAACGTATCAAAAACTGTTATCGGAACGACTATCAATATTACTGGAACAACTGTAAATACCCTATTCGGCAGCAATACAGTATTATATACAACCTTAACAGTAGTAGGACGCGACTCAGGTGCAAGATTATTTATTCCACTTCAAATCACTAAAGTAAATCAATAATAGAATATGGCATATCAAAGATTAGCTCCATCAGACCTTGTAATAAGCTCCGATTCGATTACAGCTCCGGCTTGGAGTTCTAATCAGCCTACGCTAACCACGTTTTTTACTGCATCTTCTACTGTTACTACAACTATCAGTGCAGGTGCATTTTACCTAAACGTATATCAGACTGAAAGTAATGCAAACGGAGCAGCCGTACAATTCGCAATCGCATACGGTAATATAAACGGATCAGGGTCTAAATGGTACAACCCATTAGTACCAGGCGTTTCCCCATCATTAACAACTTACCGTCAATACGAAACACTCGTATATGGCCCTGCCCTTTCAGGATCTACTCAAGGTTTCAATTTTGGAGGAGCATCTACAAGTGCGCCAAGCTTTTTTGCAATAAACGTAGATAGAAATCGTTATAAAGAAAGCTTAATGCCCGGTACCTTTAACCTTTCACTTTCAGGATCAGGCGGAATAGTTACTTTATGTGATAATAGTAATAACGTAACCACTGTAACATATTTAGACTGCGGTAGAGTTTTTAGTTTAGTATCTGGATCATTCGGTAGAGCAGTATCACAGACTTTAGCAGGTGCCCCTAGCGCAGGACAAACAGTTTCCGGATCCTACGGATTCTTTTTACCCGATATCGGCACGATTATTTTAAACGTAGGCGCCCTCAAATTAAACTCTGCTGCCGGAGGCATTAGTTTCGTAGAAGATGATGCTAATTACGGAAGCGGGAGCTATACCCCGGCAGCATCCGCCTCTTACACCTCTACAAATAATACGTTCCTATATAAAGCAGTATCAAGCAGTATAAAGGTTTCCGGCTCTTTTGGATTCCAATTAAACTCCCAGGAAACTATATCTTCCGATTACATCTTCGTTAGAATCGGCAACTCCGAATTCAACTACTCATCTAATCCTACTTTTATTTCAGGTTCAGGTGCTGTACTATGGCCTACTATGATTTACAGCCCTCAGACATATATTACCACTGTAGGATTATATAACGACGCCAGTGAGCTTTTAGCAGTAGCTAAAATGTCAGTACCGCTTGTTAAAGACTTTACAAAAGAAGCGTTAATCAGGGTTAAGTTAGACTGGTAATATAATAAAATGAGTAGAGCAGCAAACAGTCTGAAGACTTCAGATGTCCTTACTACTCCTATCAAGCTAAAGTACAGTTCATCTTTCGAATCAAGCTCATTCGGAAGTTACGGTATTCAAGTTCTAAAAGGAGTAAACGGACCTATTACTATCACAGGCTCTATTCCTCAAGAGACACTGAATTATTTTTCAGTAAAGCACCTTTATTACTCAAATTATCTAACCGGATCGTTCCCTATTTCAGCATCTGCCGCCGATAATTTTTTACAATCAACTGCCGCATCCGGATCTAACGATTCCGACAACAGGTATTTTCCGACGCAATCAAATGCCGAAATCGCAATAATTTCCATATCAGTAAACGTATACGGGCAACAAATATCTCGTCGAAGTTTTTCATTGAGTTCGTCGGCCTTTAATTTAAGAGATGACGGAAACGGAAATATTAACGATTTAAGCGGAAGTACTAAACAGGTAGGAAATATAATTTACCCTCAAGGGATGGTATTATTAACCTCTGGTAGCTATTATACATTAATAGCTAATAACGCCTGTACAATGTCATTAATTGCTGAAACTACAATATATCAAAACGAAGTAAAATGTAGAGTATCCGAAAATGATTTCAATTATTCTCAAAACCCTACTGTCTTTGCACAAAAGCAATTAATTACAGGATCAGATGCACTGCCTTTTTACAGTTCTGCAGGTCAGAGCTCTTCCTTTGCCGAGATAGTAAACGGATCTCTTATTGATAAAATTACTGGATCCTCTTTTCATCCCTACGCTACTACTGTAGGACTCTACAACGAAAATAACGATTTATTAGTAGTAGGAAAATTAGCGACGCCTTATCCTATACCTGCAAACACTGATATTACTTTTATAATTAAGTGGGATAGTTAAATAAATTTATGGTAAAAAAATGGTTGATATTTGAAGGGGATCGGCTTACCGAGTACGACTCAGTAGACAGGTTCCCTAAAGGATGTATAGGGTTTGTATATCAAATAACAAACAATAAAACAGGTAAGTTTTATATCGGTAAAAAATCTCTCTATTCTAGTACTAAAAAAAAATTAACTAAGAAAGAATTAGCTCAATATACCGGACCTGGTAAAAAGCCTACAAAAAAATTAGTAACTAAAGAATCAAATTGGTTTGAATATTGGGGTTCAAATAAAGTTTTGCTAAAAGAAATTCAAGAAAACGGAGTAAAAGATTTTGATAGAATGATACTTAAATTTTGTTTTAATAAAAAACAACTTACCTACTATGAAGTATTTTTTCAATGTAGATTAAACGTACTTCATACTGACTCCTCTTATAACGATAATATTCTTGCTAAGTTTTTTCGAAAGGATTTGGTAGAACCTAAATAAATCCTTATACTATATGTAAGGAGGGGTCTATGGAGCAATCTCGATTAGTACTTGGACTTTTACATAGCATTTTAGGTAAATCTAAACCATCTACTAAAGGCAATCATGCCTTTCATTGTCCGTTCTGTAAACATCATAAACCAAAGCTTGAAATCGATCCAAAAAGCGGATTTTTTCATTGCTGGACCTGTGAACCAGCCACTAAAGGACGTAACCTAGTATCACTTTTAAGAAAAGTACAGGCAAGCCCTGCACAGATTTCAGAGATGAAGAGTTACTTCCCTTACGGTAAGATTGAAGTAGACGATAAGAAGTACGCAACCGTACAATTACCTAAGGAATTTATATCTCTCGCTCAATCTAGTACTAAGCTGACGTATCGTCAGGCTAAGGCATACGTTAAGCATAGAGGTATAAGTGAAGAAGATATCTTAAAGTACAATATCGGATATTGTGAGAAGGGTAGATACGCTAATTCAATAATAGTCCCCTCATATGACAAGACTGGACGTATAAACTATTTTATATCAAGATCGTTTGAAAAAGATCCAACACGTAAGTATAATGCACCTTCATGTAATAAGAATGAATTGATAGGCCTAGAGTACTTCATTAACTGGAACGTACCTGTAATTTTATGTGAAGGTATATTTGATGCTATTGCATTAAAGAGAAACGCTATTCCCCTGTTCGGCAAAACCATACCGCGAGCATTAATGCTAAAGCTAGTACAGAATAATGTTAAGACAGTATATCTAGCACTCGATAACGATGCATTAAAAGAGTCTTTTAACTACGCACTCGAGTTAGTTAACTTAGGTAAAGATGTTTACTTCATCGAACTAGGGGGTAAAGATCCATCAGAAATAGGTTTTGAAGAGATGACAAAATATTTACATACGGCAAAGCAGCTTACCTTTGGTGAACTATTGCTTAAAAAAATGCAACTATGTTAATTGAACAAAGATCAGAAGAATGGTTTCAACTACGGAGAGGTAAGATTACTAGCTCTGAAATCCATAAAATTATGGGTGAAAAAGGTTTAACAGAAACCGCTAAAACATACCTCTTGGAGAAGGTCAGTGAACTCTTCGGAGGAGTTACTGAACCCGCTCATGGTCAAGCCCTCGAATGGGGTACCGAGCTTGAGCCTATTGCTATCGAACACTACGAAAAGGTTATGGAAACGAAAGTAGAGAAAGCTTCCTTTATTGCTGCAAGTGAATACTACGGAGGATCACCTGACGGAATTGTAAAACCTAACGGCATTATTGAAGTAAAATGTCCTTTCAAGTCTGCCAACCACTTTAAACACGGCATGATCGATAGCCCAGTAAAGTTCAAGAAGGTAGCTCCAAACTACTACTACCAATGTATTTCGAATATGATCTGCGCTAGAGCAACATGGTGTGACTTTATTAGCTTTGATCCTCGCGTCTCTTCTGATTATAGAATGTTTATATATAGACTAGAATTAGATCAGCAGGAGGTTAAGCTAATTAATGAGAGAGTAGAGCTAGCGGTTGAATACATAAAAGGTCTTGAAAAAGAGATCAAAAATGCTAAACCTAAATTGCTTCTGGGATAGATATTTATTACTAGTATGATCAACGCTGAACTACTAGGAAAAAAAATTGCCGAAGCTGTTCTAAACGAAGCAGGTCCTTGCTTTTACCCTGGAAAATTCAAACCCCCACATAAGGGACACTTTGAAGCCGCTAAAGCTCTAGCCTTAAAAGAGTATATTACTAAAGTTTACATAATAATAAGTAAGAAAGTTATTGATGGAATTACTCCTGAAGATTCTCTAATGATTTGGAATATGTATCTACAAGCAGAACCTAATCCTAAAATTACTGTAAGAATATCAACCCAGCAATCACCTATTGTAACTATCATTGATTTTTTAAAAAAGAATTTTGAAACTGATCCAGTATATATAGCTGTAGGAGATGACGAAAAAGACGATACTGAATACGGAAAATCACTCCAAACGCAATTCGGTGATAGAGTAAAGGTTATTACAGTAAAAGAAAGGAAAGCCGACGCTTCAGCTCCGCATGTAAGAAGCCTTTTGCAAGCAGGCGATTACGAAGGATTTATTGAATCAGTTCCTGTATCAGCATATAACAGAGGTGCAGGTGCAAAAATATTCAAAATGCTTGCCCCGAAAATATCTAAAAGTGGACCAGAAGAAACTTAATTTAATAAAACATTTCATTTATTTTTGTAAAAAAGAGTTAGGGATTCAGTCTCTACCTAAGATCTCGTTTATTAAAGCCAGAGACTTTATAGACAAGCGTAGATCCTTTGGCGAATACAGCCCTAATGATAGGACTATAAAGGTGTTTATTCGCGAGAGAAACCTTGCAGATATATGTAGAAGTCTAGCACACGAACTTGTTCATCATCGTCAAAATGAACTCGAATTGCTTTATAACGATGCAGGAGAAACAGGTACTGAAACTGAAAACGATGCTAATTCTATTGCAGGAATTATTATGAGAGAGTATGGTAAATTAAATTTAGGTATCTACGATTTAGACTAAAAATTTGTTATGGAAAATACTTTAAAAAAAGAGTTTAATCCTCGTGATGTACAGAGGATGCGAAACATTATCACCGGAAATACAGGTGATAGAACCCAAATTCAAAGCGGATGGGAAAGAAATAACCAAGATTATAAAGAAGGCGACGTTTGGGAAGAAAATGGTAAAACGTGGACTATCAAGAACGGAATAAAAATGTCTGTTACTAAGTTCGATAAGATCAAAGACCTTGTTTTAATGCCTTTATGTTGTCCTGAATGCAATAACTTAATGAAAATAAATGAGTATAATAAGAAAATGTGGGGTATTCATAGAAAATGTTTCGATTGCGTTGTAAAAATGGAATCAGAAATCAAAAGACTTGGTAAATGGGATGAGTATTGTGCAAATATCATGAATAGAAACAAGGATGCTGAATTGAATGATCTTGAAATAGCACTAGAACAATGGGTAGACGAGCAGGATTCGTTTATTTCCGAGCAAGGAGAGGTTGAAAAATGGGGAGGAGGTGATAAGAAAACAATATACAAACAGGTTAAGAATGAA